CCCGGATAAGGTTGCTGAGGCAATGTCTGAGATTAGTCGGGCCACTATGGAGCAGGAAAACTGGAAAAGATATCAACCCCAGTTTGCGGCTCAAAAAGAAGAGACTTTACAACCGGAAGATAATTCAGTACCTTATCAACAGGTTGTGCAACCGCAAGTGCCGCCGCCAGACCAGAAGGCAATCAACTGGTACAACCGCAACACTTGGTTTGGTGTTGACGAGGAAATGACGGCATTGGCGTATGCACAGCACGAGAAATTAGTTAAGACTGGGTTAAGTCCTCAGTCTGACGAATACTACGAGCGTATTGATGCTCGGCTTCGGCAAGTTTTTCCCGATAGGTTCGAGGAGAATGATTCTGCAAAAGATGAAACTCCAGAGCCACAGAAGGTAGAAAAACGCCAACAGACAACGGTGGTAGCACCGGCGACACGAACGACCTCAAGTAAAAAGATTACGCTCACCAAATCACAGGTGGCTATTGCTCGACGCTTGGGTGTCCCCTTAGAGGTATATGCGAAACAAGTTGCTATGCAGGAGAATAGATAATGTCAAGAATTGATCGTGCTTTAGAATCTCGTGAACGCGAATCTCGCGCTCAGTCATTTACCTATACACCTCCGCAGCAATTGCCGGATCCCGATCCACAAGATGGTTATACCTTCCGTTGGATTCGTACTCATTTCATGGGTCAGAGTGACGCTAGAAACGTCTCTATGGCACGTCGTGATGGATATGAGCCTGTACGGATTGAGGATCATCCCGAGATGGCATTTATCGTAGACGACCCCTCTAAGTTAAGTGGAAATGTCGAGATTGGCGGCTTGATGCTTTGTAAGCAGTTGGAAGAAAAAACAAAAGCACGACAAGCCTACTATGATGAGTTAAGCCATAGGCAGATTCAGTCTGTGGATAACAACTTCATGCGGGAAAACGATCCGAGGATGCCTCTCTTTACCGAGAAACGCTCTGAGGTAAGTTTTAACAAACGATAAACTCTTAGGAGATTGATATGGCAACAGTTCAAGCCCCTTACGGGCTACGTCCAATCAATCTGATCGGCGGACAATCATTTACTGGCGGCACAATCCGCAAGTATGCGATGACCACGAACAGTGCGACTGGCATTTTCTTTGGTGACGTAGTGAGCATTGCAGATGGACAACCTTCTGCTTTGACTTCTACCCCCACCACTTCCTCTGTTGGTGTTGTAGGTGTGTGCGTTGGTGTTCAATACACTGATCCCACCCTGAAATACTCGCAGTGGGCACAGTTTCTCCCTGCTAACGCAGTGAACTCTGGATACACCAACATTTATGTCAGCGTAATTGATGATCCTGATCAGTTGTATCAGGTTCAGGCTGATGGCCCTGTAACCGCTGCTGATATTGGTAACAACGCTGCTTTAGGCAACTTTAGCAACGGTTCTGTTACTAGCGGTAACAGTAAAGTAAATGTGTCGGCTACTACGGCTAACACTTCTACTTTGGCAGTACGCATCGTTGACCTAGTTGATGGTGCTCCTACTTTCTCAACACCCGGCGACTTGTTTACGGACTGCATCGTGAAGTTTAACTTCGGTGTACATTCGTACTATCAGTCTGCTGGTAGCGGCACTTAAGGAGATCTTAAATGGCTATTTCACGTTCGCAACTATTAAAAGAACTCCTGCCCGGACTTAATGCTCTGTTTGGTATGGAGTACGCTCGCTATGGCGAAGAGCATAAAGAAATTTATGCTTCTGAGACTTCTGAGCGTTCGTTTGAAGAAGAAACCAAACTGTCTGGCTTCTCAGCCGCTCCAGTTAAGTCTGAAGGCGCTGCGATTGCTTATGACAACGCGCAGGAAGCATTTACGGCTCGCTATACGCACGAAACCATTGCTTACGGTTTTGCGATTACTGAAGAGGCAATTGAGGACAACCTCTATGACTCACTCAGCGCTCGTTATACCAAAGCATTGGCTCGTTCAATGGCTTACACCAAGCAGACCAAGGCTGCTGCCGTTCTGAACAACGGTTTCACTAACTCCAGCCAGTATTACGGCGGTGATGGTGTGCCTCTGTTCTCGACTCAGCACCCGTTGATCTCTGGTGGTAACAACTCAAATCGTCCTACCACTGGTGCCGACCTGAACGAAACTTCGTTGGAAAACGCAGTTATTCAGATCGCTGCTTGGACGGACGAGCGTGGTCTGCTGATTGCTGCAAAGCCACGTAAGTTGATCGTGCCGCCCGCATTGATGTTCGTTGCAACTCGTTTGCTAGACACAGAACTACGTGTTGGCACGGCTGACAATGACATCAACGCTCTGAAATTCATGGGTTCTATCCCCGAGGGTTACACAGTTAACCACTTCTTAACGGATACGAACGCATGGTTCTTGACGACAGACGTACCTAACGGAATGAAGCACTTCGTTCGTACCCCGATGGCAACATCGATGGACGGAGACTTCGACACCGGTAACGTCCGTTACAAGGCTCGTGAGCGTTATTCGTTCGGCTGGTCTGATCCGCTCGGAATGTTTGGATCACCCGGTTCGTCCTGATGTAAAAGGGGGCTTCGGCCCCCTTGTTTAAATCTAGGATTTTTACTCTTATCGACTGACCTAGCAGACTTAGTAGAGATGATAAGAGGAAGTGCTACTACACGAGAGGATTATCATGGCACGTACTACTTTTTCAGGCCCAGTTCGGGCTGGTTATCAAGGCGGAAACGCAAACGCACAAAATCCGATAACTCCTTGCAACCCTTCCCAGCACTACGTTTAACCATGTGGCTGGCGTAGTCGGTAACTTTGCGGTGATCGGCACCTATAGCAATAACGGTCTAATGGCTGGCGTAATGGGTATTATTAATACCAATACCCTGTCTGGTGATGCTGCTGTTATGGCGTTTATGGCTGGTGACTCTGGTGTAACTACTGCTCGTTGCGCCTTTGGTGTTGCAATGGCTCAAACCACTGGTGGTTCGGGCTTTGACTATGGTATTGACCTGAAGATGCAAGATCCGGTCGCTGATGGTGGTGGCCCTTCCAGCGTTATTCCCTACAAAAAAGCCAACATCCGTATGGAAGATGACGTTGTAATCATGGTCGATGCGGCTCCAACCCAACTTGGGTTGTTGTTGGTACTCAGACCTAATGCTGACTCATAAAGACCCAGAGGTTCAGGCAATGCTTGAACTTCTGGAATCCCAACGAGATCATGTTATGGGCCTAGTGGCTGTTCAAGCAAAGCAAATTTTGGAATTAAAGACCAGACTTGCTAAGTTAGAAACCACAAATACGGAGAACCAAAATGGCAACAATGCAATATGACGTACTAGCGACAAAACCGCTGGGGCTTACGGGTAACTTTAAAGATCAAGGCAATAACGATATTCCTCGTTGCCGTGTTAAAACCATTTACTGTAAAAATGGTACTGACGCTGGGTCTGTGGTAGTCCGTGAAGGTGGTTCTGGCGGCAATGTAATTATGACTATAGAAACCTCAGCGGCTAGTAGCGCGGGGTATACGATCATTCCAATTCCCGGTGAAGGCGTTCTTGCGAAAGAAGGTGCTTTACATGGAACAGTTGTTAACACCGCTTCGGTGACTTTGTTCTATGGCTAAGACTCCTGCGTGGCAACGCAAAGAAGGTAAGAACCCAAAAGGTGGGCTAAACGCCAAAGGGCGGGCATCGTACAACGCCGCTAACCCCGGTAAGCCCGGCCTGAAGGCTCCTCAACCAGAAGGTGGCGCTCGTAAGAAATCTTTCTGTGCCCGGATGACAGGTATGAAAAAGAAATTAACCAGCGCTAAAACCGCTAACGATCCAAACAGCCGTATCAACAAGAGCCTACGGGCGTGGAAGTGTTGATATGGAGATGATGCTTTGGAATATGGTGTTGACCGTACTGTTGGGTGTCTTAGCCTATATTGGGCATGAAAAGGCATCTGAAATACAGAGACTCAACATTTTGATTAACAAAACTAGAGAAGAGGTGGCCCGTGATAACGTCACTCAAGCAGAAATGGACAAATTTGTTGACCACATTGACCAACGGTTTAACAAACTTGAAGCAAAAATTGATCTCCTTATGCAGAAGGGGTAAGAAATGAAAAAGATGAAAACTAAGCGTTATCAGGAAGGGATGAGTGTCGAAGGTGATTACGAGTCCTCTGATGATTACAAAAATCTAATAAGTGCCGCAGCCCGTGAAAAGGCTGATGCAGAAAAACCAGATGCCTCTGCTGCCCCTGCGAAAGCAGCCTCTTTTGGTGAAGCATTTAAATCTGCTCGTGGTCGTGGCGATAAGACGTTTGAGTACATGGGTAAAAAGTACACAACGGAAATGGCTGGTGGTAAAAAGGCCCCTGCCGCCGCCTCTACTCCTGCTCCGGCACGTTCACCACGTATGGCTGATACGGGCGATGAAACAGAACGTCTTGCACGGCGCTCTCCAAGTCCAGTCCCGAGAACAAATCTTAGTGATCGCTCTGTTGCAAAAGCAGAAGGTTCGTTTTTAGATAGGCAAGCCTATAAACGTGCTACTAAAGAAGCACAAGCCGAAGAAAAACGTAAAGCAATGGGTATGAAAAAAGGCGGAATGGTTGGCTCTGCTTCCAAGCGTGCCGATGGTTGTGCCCAACGTGGTAAGACTCGCGGAAAAATGGTGTAGTTATGGCTGATAAACCACCAG